TTCTTAGGCTCAGAACCTACAGGAGGAGTTGCACCCGGAGCCTTAGCTGTTGGTGCACCTTTTGTATAGTCAGGATTAGCGTCAGTTGTTTTGGTTGGTGTAGAACCAACGTCAACTTCTTTAGTACCGTAAGCAACATCACCTTTTAAAGATGTATTACCTACACCGGATTCTTGGCCACTTTTCTTGCTAGCAACATTGCCAGAAAGAACTTCTTTAGCGGCTTCGGACAGATTAAATTTTCCCATTTTGAAAATCTCCTTGATTTATATTGGATATTTATAATTAAAGTTTTTTAAGGAAGTTTCCAAAGATGCGTAGACTTACTTCTTCAATTTGTTCTCTTGTTGCCGCCTTAATTAAAGACTTTGCTTGAGAATAATCTTGTTCTGTCCATACACCATTGACCAACATCCATTCCTTACCTTCCATGATACCTTGCACAAAAGCGCCTGGGGCGGAAGGATCTGCTACAATATCTGCCGCTGTGGCTAGATAGAAATCGGGCTGAACAACATTAACACCGTTAACATTTTTCAACGAGCCCATACCTCTTGAAGATACACCTAATTGAGCACCACCTTCGATAAGACTTTTGGCGATGTTACCCATAGGAGTATCTAAAATCTTTGCTTTACCAATCCATTGATTACCATCTTCTCTGAGACCTACAATCATGTGTGATACACGGTCTAAGTTGATGGTCGGAGTTTCTGGATGGCCTAGTTCTCCAAAAGCACGTTGCTTGTTGATATATGATTCTGTATATCTAGCAACTTCTTTTTTCATTGTGTTAAATTCATACAAACGGCCATTACGGTTCTTGGTTTCAGCCACCAAGAACGGACCTTCGATGAACAATGACTTCTTGCCATCAGCATCTTCTGTAAGGTAATTTACCGTTTCGTTAATTTCTTTAATGAGTTTCATTTTTATTATAGTCCCATTGCCGTTCTTTTTCTTAAAGACATTCTTCTTTTTCTGAGGGATTGTCTTAATTTAGCCCTTCTTTTAAACTTTGACCTTTTGGCGCCCATCTTACGATGTCTGCGTTCCATTGGTGTCATTCGTGTTAACTTACCACCACGAATTGTATAACCTTTAACTGCCGAAAACTTCTTACGGCGTTGTATCTTACCTTTACGGACACGAACCTTAATCATCTTGGTTCTGCCCATTCTTAATATGTTACCTTCAATAATTACATCATACATCTCTGCGGTAATTCGCAATCTAATCTGGTTGAGTTTTTCATCAACCAGATTTTTTAACTTATCTTCTATTTCGTTTCTTGCTTCTACAAGATTATTCGATAGAAGTTTAGAAACAAAACTACTCATTATGGAGTTACACCATAAGGAGGGTAGTTAAATGCAGCTGGGTCTTGGAACTGACCGGCACTATAAAACTGACCGTTTTTATGTAATTCAATGATAATTGTATAAGCAGCATTAGCCGTTGTACCAACAGTTTTGATTGTTACGTTACCTGTAGGTCCTTGTGCATTGTTACCAATGACTGGGAACTGACAATTAGGATTTGTATCTGTTGTTCCAACACCCAAAGCATAGATGGTTGCAGAATTTACGGTGCCTTGCCATTTTAATTGTAGGTGACCGACTTCAGCATCAACAGAGGCAACAACTCTAGAAATAGTAAATGCAGAGTTTGCAAATCCTGTAGCAACCGTATTGCCTGATTGATAAATTAAATTATTGGCATTCAATGCATAGGCCAAAGTCTTAGGATCAATAATAACGGTTTCGTTTTCATCTCCACCAGCTGCATCAAAAATACCAACTCGTTTAATAACGGTTCGTTTATTGGTGTCAACTAAAATTTGTATACTGTTTGAGGTTGCCATTTTTTATCCTATTATAGTTCTTCAGCTGCACTTGATGTTGGTGCAGATGCACTCCATTGCATTGCTGTATAAGGTACTGTTACATATTTATTAATCTTATCCACATAATATAACGCAACTCGCTGGTCATTAGAAAATTGTCTAATAGACTTTCGTTTCATAATCAAAACATTTGGAGGATCCATTTGTTTATCTTTATGAGCAGTTGCTTCCGTCATAAACTGTTTAAGTGTTTTCAACTGGTGTATCCTCAGCGGTTGCTTGTTGTGGTTGTGGACTAATTAAACTTTGTGCTACTTCTTGCTTTTTAGCTTCAATATGTGCCGTCACTTTATCGTGAATAGAATTATATAATGCGTTTTTAAATTCAACGGCATTGTCATCTTGAGCGTAATCGATAATATTTCTGTCTGTCATTTTTTATTCTCCAATCAAATATTTATAATATGCGTTTCAATTTAGTTATGGTTGTTTCTTCTTTTTGCTGGCCAGCCGATTGTTGCGCTTTGTCCTGCATATCTTGTGCGTGCTGCATGTCAATAGGATTTATTGGTTGTGTAGGAACATTAGCCATCATTTGTTGTTGAGCCACATCATTCATTACACCAACGGGTAATCCTAATCCTGCTTTCTTTTCTTCTTCAATTTCATTTTCCATTTCTTGAATTTCATCGTCTGTTAAACGGAGAACATTGCGTTGGATCCATGTTTGAGAGAAATAACGACCTGTGTATGGGTCTATGTTTGCCAATAAAGACAATCGGTCACGCATTAATTCTGCTTCTTTTAACTCACTAAAGTTATTATCTTTAATGAAGTCATAGTGGATGTTTTCTTTAAATTCATCCCATTCTTCATTGGTACAAATACCTTTGAGAACGCATTGAACTCTAAGTGTTTGGTTAAACAAATCTGAGAATTTGTTTCTTAGTCGGTCAACAAACTTAGAAAACTTCAATTCGTCACGGGTAATCTCATTGGTACGACCAAGAGAGAAACCAGAGTTTTCAGGATTCAATCGAGAAACCGGCACATTAAGTGCTTTATATAGTTTCTTTTCAAAATATTTAACATCTTCCAATTCACCTAAATTTTGGCCACCAGGTAATGTAGTAATCTCTGTACCTTTTCCACCTTCACGGCGAGGTAACCAGAAATCTTCCAACATAGAAAGATGTTTACGGTCATCACGAACTTCACCAGTACTTGCATCGTATACCAGTTTGTTCTTATACTTGACCATGATGTCACGGAGATATTGTTCCGCTTTTAATTTCGGAAGGTTACCCACGTCAATATAAAAAATACGGCGCTCGGGAGCACGACTGATACGATAAATGACTGTAGCATCTTCAATCATCCTTAACTGGTTAAGTGGTTTGATTGCTTTGTGTAGGTAAGACAGTACTGTTGCACGGCGACTGTCCATGAGGCCAGAAACCACGGAGATGATGGAATCAGTTGTGATACGAACACCGATAGGTCCAAAGTTTTGTGATGAACCTGTGGTGACCTTGTCGTTGAAGATGTAATATTCATTAATTACATTCATCATTTCCACACCAGTACGCTCGTCTTTGTTTTTCTTTACTTCACGAACCTTACGAAGTTTGCGTGGATCGATATAACGGAGTTCTTTGATGCCTTCATTAGGCTTAGTCTGGTCAATAATAATGTGGTAATACATCTTACCATCAACATAATATCTACGGAAGATATCTTGTGCCATATTGTTGTAATTTAACAATCTTAAAACGGTATTGAATTCCGTTCTGATGGCATTTTTAATCTTTTCTGGTTGTTTAAGGTTGTCCAGAACCAACTTGATAATCTTACCATCATCGTCTTGACAGATTGCTTCACCAATAATATCATCGATTGCCGATTCAATTTCTGGTTGCATTGCCATCTCACGATAACGAGAAATAAGTTCTACATCATTTTTTGCTGTGCCGTCTAGGTCAACGTATGTTCCATAATAAGCGGCAGAGGTAATAGTAAGCGCACCGTCATCGTTGGCCGGAGGCGTAAAGGATTGCTCCACGGACTTGGTTTCTTCATCCTTGTTCCGCGCAATTGTAAAACCGAAAAGTGAGAATTTATTTGCCATAGTATTTTATTCCAATTCAAAAAAACATAATGAGGAGAACCAAAGTTCTCCTCGTAATATAATATAATTAATTTGTTGTATCAGTTTCCCACCATTGATAGGCAAATGTTACGCCATATTCTTCAATGGTATCATTTGACGACCAATCTAAATCAATTGGTGCCAAATCAAGTGGATACATTCCAACAAATTTGTAAGTTTTCAAAGCTTCGCCAGTTTTACCATACTGTGTGACAGAAGCATCTACTGTATATGAAGATGGACTGCCAGCAGCAGTATTACGCACATTGGTAGCATGACTATTAATAGAATTCATCCATGATTCGATAGAATTACGAACCGTGAAATCTTCATCATTAATAATTTGCAGTGTCCAGTCAGCAAATGTTCTGTTACCAGCAAACTTTAGTTCACGACCAAAGTAATAAACTGGAACTTGACCAATTGTTGAACCAGGTAACTGAGCAGCTTTGGCCATAAATGTTGCTTTTTGGCCGGCTGCTTGTCCGTTGGCGGCAATAGCTGGGAAGGTTAATGTTACTTGAAATAGATTGGGACGAGCACCGTCACCAATCATATTCGCTCTAAATTCTGCTACGTTGAATGCCATTTGTAATCTCCTATATCG